GAACGGCTACGTAGCCAACCTGCGCGGCGGCAAGCCGGTGACCAACTACGACGATCCCAAGCTCACCGCGATCATCGACAAACTCTACGCCACCGTTGGCCAGCACGTTGCGCTTGATAGCGAGCAGGTGTTCTCGCAGCTACTGCCTCAGCTCCAGCAGCTCATGCAGATGCAGCAGCAGAACCAAATCCCGCCGCAACTGCCGCCCGACGCGCAGGTGGTCAAGGACACCAGCATGGCCGAGACCCAGCGCAAAGCGGCCAAGGACACGCAGGACGTGCAGATGGCGCAAGCCCGCATGAAGGACGACCAGCAGCGCGGCCAAGCAGAGATGCAAACCAAAACGCAGCTTGCGCAAGCCGATATGCAAGCCAAAACGCAGCTTGCGCAGGCTGAGATGCAGTCCAAGGCGCAGCTTGCGCAGGCGCAGATCGCCGCAGACTTGAAGAAGCATGAGATGGACAACCAGACAAGGATTGCCATCGAAAACGCTAAATTGACGCACCAGACCATCCAACAAGCAAACGAATTGGCAGTAACGCCGCAACCCGAAGGAGTACCTTATGGCAACCAGTGATCAAGAACAAAAAGGCATCAACGTGCCCCAGCACAAGCGCATGGCAATGGGCGCACCCATCACGGGCCAGACCATGCAAGCCAAAGAGCCATCGCGAGGCGGCAAGCCCAGCGGCGGCGGTTTGAGCCACGTCAAATCCAAGAATAAGTGATAGCACAGATACTGCATCTCCTCAAGCAGCGGCAAGCCGAATTGCGCATGTCGTTGGTTGAGAACCCGGTAGGCAACCACGAGGCCTATGTTCGCCTTGTGGGGGAATACCAAGGGCTCCAGTGGGTACTGGACACCCTGAACGCGAAACTCGCTGAAAACGAATAAGGCCGCAAGGCCCCAAGTGGCGCTGAAATATGCGCTTTTTCCGCACTGAAATATGTGCTTTGTCGATAGGAGTGAGTATGAGCGAGAAAGAGCAAATCCCTACCATTGAGGGAAGTGAAAGTGTGTCTGACCCCACCGAGTTGGCGTGGGCGTTTCCAGACGTAAAGCCGGGGCAAGCCCCATATGGCGGTCGAGTTGTCGTGCAATTGCGTCGCATCAAAAAAGATGTGGAAATAGGATCAATCAAACTGATTCTTCCAACCGAAACTAAAGAAAACGAAAAGTGGAACAACATGATTGGTAAGGTCGTGGCTCTTGGCCCGTTGGCTTTTAAGAATCGAGACACTATGCAACCTTGGGCTGAAGGCTCATGGGCTGAAATTGGTGACTTTGTTCGTGTTCCAAGATGGGGTGGGGACAGATGGGAACGCATAGTGCCCGGTGAAGAGGGCAGAGAACCTGTACTTTTTATGACTCTTAACGATCATGAATTGATTGCAAAAATCACTGATGACCCGCTGTCTTTTCGGACTTACGTTTAAGGAAACACCATGGCAACCAAACCCAAAGATGACGAAGAATTGCACGTACAAGAAGACGTGGACGGCACCGCTACGGTGGAGCTTCCTGAAGAGTTGCTGGCAGATGGCGGCGAAGTTGAGGGCAAAGAGTCCCGCGCAGAGGCGGACGACCCCAACGACGTGGACCATCCGGATGACACCGACGCAGTGCGCGCTGCGCGCCGTGCCCGGCGTCGGTCCAAAAAGGACCTGATCCGCAAGACCAGCCAAGAGAAGGATGTCCGCTTGCAGATGCTGCAACGCCAGAACGAGGAGCTGATGCAGCGACTCTCCAAGGTAGAGCAGCGCACCCAGCAACACGACGTAAACCGGATCGACAAGGCCATTGAGGACCAGCAGGTCCAGTTGGAGTATTACCGGATGAAGATGGCCGAGGCCACCGGCTCTGGTGACGGCACCGCTGCCGTGGAGGCGCAAGAAAAGCTGATTGAGACAAAAAACGCTATCCAGCAGCTTCACGGGCTAAAGCAGCAGGCCAACCAGCCCGCCGCTCCCCGGCAAAAGGCTATCGACCCCAACGTCCAACGCCACGCAGCCAAGTGGATTGAGCGCAACGATTGGTACAAACCCGACCTTTCAGACACCGACAGCAAGATCGCCAAGCAGCTTGACGAGGAGATGACCAAGGAAGGTTGGAACCCCGGAACGTCGGATTATTGGGAAGAATTGGACGACCGCTTGCATAAATACTTGCCACATCGGTATAATGAACCGTCACAGAGACGTGACACTAACCGATCACCAAGGAATACCGTGGGCAGTTCAGGACGTGAGGCATCAGCCGCATACGGGGGCACAAACCGCACCTTTACTCTCTCAGCCGAACAGGTTCGAGCGATGAAGGACGCGGGTATGTGGGACAACCCCGAAAAGCGCGCCAAGATGATCAAGCGTTATGCAACCGATGCACGTAACAACAACCGAGGTAATTAATTATGTCTGAATCACGTCTCAAAAAATCTTTATCTGCCGGTGGACGCGAAACTCGCGCAAGCGAGGACGCCAGCCGTGCAGCCCCTGAAGATAAGTTCATTTCTACGCAGGAACGTCGCAAGATGTGGAGCGAGGAGTGGACGCAATCAGCTTTGCCTAAACTTCCCAACCTTGACGGTTGGCATTTATGCTGGCTTTCAACCACCAACAGCTACGATAGCATTGATAAGCGGATTCGCCTAGGGTACGTTCCAGTTAAATCTGAAGAGTTACCCGGCTATGAAGACTATCGCGTGAAATCGGGTGAGCACGTTGGCTACGTATCATGCAACGAGATGTTGCTGTTCAAGCTGCCCATGGACCTCTACCAAGACTACATGACGCACATGCACCACGATAAGCCCCAAGAGGAAGCGGAAAAAATCCGCGTCCAAGTGGAGCAGCTTCAAGGCGCACGGGACAGCAACGGCAAGTCGCTGGTGCAGGTTGAGGGTGAAGGAATGGGCAATTTTGTTGACAAGCAAACCAATCGCATGCCCGTATTTTCGGGTTAACTAAGGAGTTTTTATGAGTTCTACCTCTGCTCCGTTTGGCTTGCGTCCTGCGTTCCACCCCTCTGGTTTGGATCGCGCACAGGCGCTCGCTGGCGGTATCGCATCGGCCTATTCGTCCGATATCTTGAAGGGTCAACCTGTCAAGTACAACCCATCTGCTGGTACTATCATCATCGCTACTGTTGGAGCTGCTTATAGTGGCGCCTTCGCTGGTGTTGAGTGGACTGATACCACTGGCCGTCGTCGCGTGTCCAACTACTGGCCCGCTAACACTGCCTACCAAACTGGTTCTTGCGTCGCCTACTTCTACAACGATGCCAACATCGTTTATGAAATCCAGACCGATGCAACCATTGCTCAAACCTCTCTGGGGAATGAGTACAACTTCTCCAACATTGCTGCTGGTTCCAATACCACCGGTCTGTCTGCCGCCACTCTTGGCGTTTCGACGGCTGTCGGTAGCGGCGTCCAAGGCGATATGCGCGTGGTGGACATCGCTCCCTACCCGGATAATGCTTGGGGCGATTCCTACGTTATTGTCCGCGTTGTGAATGCACGTTCACAATACTTCGGCCAATTCACCGCTATTGCATAAGGAGAATAAACAATGGCTGCACCAATGAGAAGTACGGACTTTCGCAGTATCGTTGAGCCTATCCTCAACGAATGCTTTGACGGAGTCTATGACCAACGCGCCGACGAATGGAGCCGCGTGTTCCGTGAAGAAGACGGCATCCCACGTAACTACCACGAAGAGCCCGTACTGTACGGTTTCGGCGCGGCGCCCCAGTTGCCTGACGGTACTCCCGTCACGTACCAACAAGGTGGCGTTCTGTTCCTGAAGCGCTACATCTACAAGGTCTATGGTCTGGCATTTGCCCTGACCAAAGTGCTGGTAGAAGACGGCGACCACATCCGTTTGGGTCAAGTGTACGCACGTCACTTGGCACAATCGCTGGTGGAAACCAAGGAACTGCTGTCCGCAAACGTCTTGAACGTGGCATTCAACAGCGCCTATCCCGGCGGCGACGGCGTGTCGCTGATTAATACTGCTCACCCCATCGTGAACGGTACTTTCAGCAACCAGCTCGCTACTGCTGCGGTTCTGTCGCAAACCTCCCTTGAGCAAATGTTGATCCAAGTCCGTCAGGCTGTGGACAACAACGGTAAGAAGATTCGTCTGGTCCCCCGCCAATTGGTGGTGGCTCCGGGCAACATCTTCCAAGCCGAAGTGCTGCTTAAGTCGGTCTTGCGCACCGGTAACGCCAACAACGACATCAACCCAGTGAAATCCATTGGTTTGTTGGACGAGGGCGCTGCGGTTCTGAGCCGTCTGACCAGTGCCACCGCTTGGTGGGTCCAGACTGATGCGCCCGAGGGCATGAAGCTCTTGATGCGTCGTCGTCTGGAGAAGACCATGGAAGGTGACTTTGAGACCGACTCCATGCGCTACAAGGCTACCGAGCGTTACGATGTCGGCTTCACCGACCCACGTGCGATGTACGGTACTCCCGGCGCCTAAAAAGCGTTAAGGCTTGGGAGGGGGCCTCTAACCCCTCCCGCTTTATCAACATCGGTCAAACTTTTCAAGGAGCAGACCATGCCTCAGTTTTCAGACGATCTATTTTTAGGTCCGGCCCAGACGTACATGGGAACCGGAATTCGCCCTTACACCACGACCTTTACTGGTTCTATGTCGGGAACGACATTGACCGTTACTGTGTTGGGTCAAGGAGCCCCCATTGTTATCGGTATGTACGTTGACGGTTCAAGCGTAACCGACGGCACGTATATCACCGGCTTTGGCACTGGCGTTGGCGGTATTGGTACGTACACCATCAACCAGTCGGTTACTGCCTCTAGCACGGCCATGTACGCGCACGGCAACATCCAGTTTGATGATCCTGCCCCGATGGACTTGGGTATCGGCCCAATCGGTCGCGTTTACGTATGGGACGTGATCCCACAAGCTGCGGTCACCAACAACATCGCACTATCGCAGACTGCTGCTGGCGCAGGCGCAGTGACCTTGACCGCTGGTACTTCGGTAAAGTCTGTAACTCGCACCGACGGCACGACCGTACTTCAGCTTGATCTGCCTCGCGCAATCAAAGTGAACTGCTCGACTACCGCCCGCGCTTTTACCGTAAGTGGCTTTGACTACTACGGCCAAGCAATGAGCGAAGTCATCACCGTGGCTACCGCGGGTACTGCGGTGACTGGTTTGAAGGCTTTCTTCCAAATCTCTGGCGCAACGATCGCGGGTTCCGCAACTGCTGTTTTGATTGGCACAAGCGATAAGTTAGGTTTGCCAGTTCGCGTGTTCAATGCGGCGTACATTGTTAGCGTCAAGAGCAACAGCACGCTGGCGCAAGATGCCGGTACGTTTGTTGCCGCAGACACTGCCGTCGCTACCACCGGTACTGGTGACGTTCGCGGAACCTACGTCCCAGCAACTGCATCGGACGGCACCGTTCGTACAGTGATGACTATTTCGCTGCCAGCAATTGCTGTAGGCCCTAACGCTACTCGCGTTGGTGCTCTCGGCGTAACTCAAGCATAAGGAGAGTAACCATGGGCCAATTTAAACCAATGGTGAAGATGGAGACCACCGAGCCATCAGTGATCCTGAAACTCAAAAAAGGTGGTCATGTGGCCATGAACCGTGGCGGCGAGTACGGCTTTGAGAATATGCGTTCTAAAGGCATGAACACCATGCCTGACACCGCGTATTCTGCACCGGCTGCTGCTCCCAAAGCACCTTCTATGATGGCGCGTCGCGCTGCTATGGCCGCTCCTCTGATGAAGAAGGGCGGCAAGGCTGGTGATATGGCTCAAGACAAAGCTATGGTCAAAAAGGCTTTTAAGCAGCACGACATGCAAGAGCACGAAGGCGGCAAGGGCACCAAGCTGAAGCTGAAAAAAGGCGGCACGACCAAAGTGGTTGACGGCGACAAAACCGACAAGGCACACGGTACTGGTGATGTCAAGATGGGTAAAGCTGCTGGTTACAAAACCGGCGGCACCATTGAAGGCAATGCTGGCAAGTTTGTGAAAACAAAGGTAGTGGACGGCGACAAAAAAGACAGTGCTACTGGCACTGGCAAAGTTCGCATGTCCAACGCTGGCGGATTCAAAGACGGCGGCTCTACCAACTGGGAAAATCGCCCGGCTGATACTGCCAAGCCCGGCAAGTCCAACACCACCACAGGTGAAGTCAAGGAAGCCAACGCTGGCGGCTTTAAAAAGGGCGGTGCTGCAAAAAAGCACTTCGCTACGGGGGGCAGTGTTAACGACACTGGTCACGCCGTAGCAATGCCTCGCAAACCGGTGTCCAAACCGGTGAGCAATACTGCGCAATCGGGCACCTTCAAAAAAGGTGGCAAGGTCATGCGCAAAGCCATTGGCGGTAGCATGGATGATCAGCAGATGCCAATGCGCGATATGAGCGGCGGCATGTATGACAAAGCCATTGATCCAAGCGGGGATGATATGTCGATGGCTAATACCATCCGCAGTGCCCCGTCTGACGCAATGAACGCTGTAATGCGTTTACTGGGCAAAAAGCGTACTTCTCCTGCCGGAGCAGGTCGTGGGTTTGTAAACCCGCCCATGGCCCGCAAAGGCGGCGGACGAGCCAAGTGCTAGTAAAGTAGGGGCTTCGGCCCCTACTTTTTAATTGGAGATAGATATGGCAGATGCAGTTACAAGCCAAACGCTGATAGACGGTGAGCGCGTGGCTATTATGAAATTCACCAACATTAGCGACGGCACGGGCGAAACTGCTGTGACCAAGGTCAATGTATCCACCTTAACCAGTAGCAGTTCCGGTAAGGCTTGCACTGGCGTTATCGTGAACAAAATTACCTCGGTATGCCACGGTATGGAAGTGCGCATGTATTGGGACGCCTCAACCGATGTACCGTTTTTTATGAGCACAATCAACACCAACTACGAGAATGATTTTTCAAGCATCGGTGGCATCACAAACAATTCGGGCACAGGTAAAAACGGAAACATTGTTTTTAGCACCGCTGATGCAAGCTCTGGCGATACGTACACCGTTGTTTTAGAGATGGTTAAAACCTACAGCTAATCATGGACATCAATACTGTATGGTCGGGGGTCTTGTCTTTGCTTACCGTTATCATCGGCTTTATGATGCGCGAGAAGTTTGAGGAGCTTAACCGGATCGGGATTTTGCTCAACAAAACCCGCGAAGAGATGGCCCGCGACTACACCACGCAAACCGAAGTGCAGCGAATCACGGACCATATAGACCAGCGCTTTAACCGACTTGAATCCAAGATTGACGAGCTTATTCGTAGAAAGGCTTCCGATGCCTAGTAAATCACCCGCCCAGCACCGTTTGATGGAAGCCGCCGCTCACACCAAGGGCGGCTTTGGTGGCGTGCCCCAGAGCGTGGGCAAGGAATTTGTGAAGGCCGACAAGGGCATGAAAGAGGGCGGTCTGTACGCCAACATCCACGCCAAGCAGGAGCGCATCGCGCACGGCTCTGGTGAAAAGATGCGCAAGCCCGGCAGCAAAGGCGCTCCAACTGCTGCGGCGTTCAAAGAGTCCGCCAAGACGGCCAAGATGAAAAAAGGCGGCGTATCGCTGGCCATTGGCCGTGGCGAAAAACTTCCTGCAAAACAGGGCGCGGGGCTTACCGAGAAGGGCCGCGCTAACTACAATCGGGAAAACGGATCGATTCTGAAGGCCCCGCAACCGCAAGGGGGCGCACGGCGCGATTCTTTTTGTGCCCGCATGGGACCGGTCGCTCACAAAAGCGAACCCGGTAGCCGCGCAAGGGCATCAATGCAACGCTGGAACTGCCCCGGCTGGTAAGGAACGAACATGGCCAAGGTCAAAAAATTTGCAAATGGTGGCGCACTCTCCGATGTGGTGGGCGCTGCCTCCAAGTTCACCGCGCCGCCCGGAGACAACTCCAGCGCCCCTAGCGCAGCCCCGGCGCTTAGTTACGGTGGCAGCGGCCAACCTGACAGCGCAAACGCGCCAAACCAAGATCAAAATCCGACTTTGCAAAATATCAACGCTGCGTCTACGGCGCTGCAAATGGCGCCACGGTACAAAAAAGGCGGGCACATCACCACCCGTCGGCTATCAAGCGTAAGCAAGTCCTCAAAAGCGCCTTGCTGGTAAGGAAGAGCCATGGCTTATTCAGGTACTGTCGGCCAGACCATTATTACGGTCCAAAAACTCATCGACCATGGGGCGCGACGCGCTGGGAAATTGGCTGAGGAGTTGACGGTAGAGCAGGTGCAAGCGGCCAAGGAGTCGCTGTTTTACATTCTGAGCAACCTGATCAACCAAGGCATCCAGTATTTCGCCATCAAAAAGACCGTAATTGGCCTCAATCCTGCCCAGTACGAGTACCTGTTGCCTGTAGGTGGCAACGACGTGCTAAACGCGCTCTATCGCACATTAAACCGCCCGACCCCAAATACCGCCAACGGCTACTTTGCGTCCTCTGGCAACGCCGACCTTGCGTTTGACAACAACACGGCCACGGCGGACACTCAGACTTCAGCCAATGGCTATATAGGCGTCAACTACGGCACGAACAACTCAATCTACGCCGGGTCAATAGGTATCTTGCCCGCTACCTCGGGTTCGTTTCACATCCTGCTGGAATGGTCTAACGACGGTTCCACGTGGAACACCCTGTATGACACCGGTGTCACCACATGGGTGAGCGGCCAATGGCTTTGGTACGACATTGATCCGGGCGTAACGGCGCAGTATTACCGCATGCGCGAGACTGGCGGCGGCACTTTGAGCGTGGCCGAGTTTTACGTGGGCAACAACTCCACCGAGATCACCATGTCCCGGCTCAACCGAGACGACTACACCAATCTGCCAAACAAGAATTTCACGGCCAACCAGCCGTTTCAGTTCTGGCTCAACCGCACGATCCCGCAGGCCACCATCACGGTTTGGCCAACGCCTTCTGACCCGTTTGTGCAGATGACGGTGTGGTACTCGGCCTACGTGCAAGACGTGGGCGCCTTGAGTGGCCAGTTGGCCATTCCTGATCGTTGGCTCATGGCTATCCAGAACATGCTTGGCCACCAGATGGCGCAAGAGCTGCCCGGCGTGGAATTGCCACGCATCCAGTACCTTGAAGGCCAAGCAGAGAAATACTTTCAAATGGCCGAGCAAGAAGAGCGCGACAAGTCGCCGATCATGCTCAGCCCGAATATTTCGGTTTATTCGAGGTAGCTGCCATGCCTCGGTTCCTTGACACCCGTGGCGGCTCCGACATTGCGATCTTCGTATGCGACAGGTGCAAGATGAAGCGCGCGCACTCAACGGCGCGCAACGACCCCAACTTTCCCGGCTTGCTGGTGTGCGATCAGGGCTGCGCAGACCAGATCGACCCATACCGGCTGGCTGCTCGCCAGACTGAGCGCATCACGATCCGCTTTCCGCGCCCTGATGTGAGCGTGGCAGTTACCGGCGGCGACATAGTCACGACGCCTTACGGCGGTGAGATACTCAGCACCGAGCAGAACACGAACACGCCGGAGAACAACGGCAACAACAGCGGACTGGCCCCGCAGCCCTGAACATGTCGATCAATGTAACCATCACCCAGCTACCCCAAGCTCAGACGATTACTGGGACGGAAGCGGTGCCTATTGTCCAAAACGGGGTTACGGTGCAGACCACGACCGCTGCGTTGGCCGGATCACCCGTTCAAACGCAGAGCTTCCTGACGGCCAACAACGAGCCTACGCTGCCCAACAGCCGCGCTTTAACGGTTGGCACCGGGCTCAGTCTGGCTGATAGCGGACCGCAGGGCACGCTGCAAGTTAATTTGACGGGCGGATTGCCCGACTTAAATACCCTAGGCACTGGGATTGTCGCAAAAACAAGCACAAGCACTTTTGCGGCGCGCGCTTTGGCCACCAGTGGAGCGGGCCTATCAGTCACCAATGGCGATGGCGTGGCTAACAATCCAACCTTCCAATTGACCGGCGTGGCCGCTGCCATCGCCAGTTCGACCGGAACCGGCATGCTGGCCATTATTGGCGGCACGGCCATAGCTAACCGCACTATCACAGGCACCGCTAATCAGATCGCGGTTACTGACGGCGATGGCACCAACAACCCGACTATTGGGCTGGCTAACAACCCCGTAGTTCCGGGAGTGGCGGGGTTGACCGTGCCTATTGGGCCTACGGCCAGCCGGTCCATTTCTTCAAGTGTTGGCACAATTCGCTACAACACCGATTTATTGGCGTTTGAGGGCTATACCGCTTCTGGGTGGGGAGTTATTAACGCTGGCAATGCCGTTACGCTAATCAATACCGGCACAGGGCTTACTGGCGGTCCGATTACTTCTACCGGCACGATTGCGCTGGCAAACACGGCAGTCACGCCGGGACTGTACACCAACACCAACTTAACCGTGGACGCTCAAGGGCGCATCACAGCGGCCTCAAACGGTTCTGCGGGCGGGGTTACCACCTTCAGCACTGGATCGACGGGGCTTACGCCCTCTACGGCTACCACAGGCGCGGTCACTTTGGGCGGCACTTTGGCCGTTACCAGCGGTGGCACAGGTACTTCAACCCCTAGCTTGGTTGCTGGCACTAACGTCAGCATTACAGGCACTTGGCCTAATCAAACGATCAACTCCACTGCCACAGGCAGCGTCACCAGCGTCACCGGTGTTGCCCCCGTGGCATCTTCTGGCGGCGCAACCCCAGCGATCAGTTTAAACGCAAGCTATGGCGACACGCAGAATCCTTATGGGGCTAAGACGGCCAACGTTGTACTAGCTGGACCGACCAGTGGCGCTGCCGCTGCCCCATCTTTTCGTGCGCTGACTACGGCGGACATCCCAGCGCTGGCCTACGTCAGTTCTGTAGGCGGTACAACCGGGCGCATCACTAGCACGGGCGGCTTGACGCCAGTTATTGATTTAGCGAGCGGAGTAATCACGGCGGGTACTACCGGCTCGATAACGGCGATTCCTGTAATTACGGTTGACACTTACGGGCGTGTGACCAACATTACAACGGCTGCAAATCCCCAAGGCACTGTCACCTCAGTTGGATTGTCGTTGCCGTCAATTATGGCAGTCACCAATTCACCCGTAACCAGCAGCGGGACGCTCACTGGTGCTTTAACCACTCAGGCCATAAATGCAATTTTTGCAGGCCCAAGCAGCGGTGCTGCGGCTGCGCCTACTTTTAGGGCTTTAACAACGGCTGACTTACCGGCTTTGCCATACGGTACGGGGACAGTTACTTCGGTCGGGTTGTCACTGCCGTCAATCATAGCGGTTACAAATTCACCAGTCAGCACCAGTGGAACACTGACTGGCACTCTGACAACTCAAACTGTTAACGCTATCTTTGCTGGCCCAAGTAGTGGTGCGGGCGCGGCACCTACTTTTAGGGCGCTAACTACCGCCGACATTCCTGCGCTGTCCTACGTCACTTCGGTGGCTTTGGCGCTGCCGTCAATCATGACGGTTTCAGGATCACCTGTTACTGGAACCGGAACGCTTACTGGCGCGTTGACAACACAAGCCGTAAATGCCATTTTTGCTGGCCCGTCCAGTGGCGCTGCGGCGACTCCTACTTTCCGCGCTCTGACTACCGCCGACATCCCTGCACTGTCTTATGGCACAGGCACTGTTACATCGGTCGGATTTACGGGTGGCATAGTTTCGATTGCTACCCCTACTACAACACCTGCGTTCACCATTGCAGGAACAAGTGGTGGCGTGCCTTATTTCAATAGTACTACTACTTGGGCCACCTCTGCCGCGCTGGCTGCAAATGCTCTTGTAGTTGGCGGTGGGGCAGGTGTTGCCCCGTCAACTGTTACGACCGGCACAGGTGTTGTAACGGCGCTTGGTGTGAACACTGGCACTGCCGGTGCTTTTGTCGTTAATGGAGGGGTGTTAGGCACACCAAGCAGCGGCACGGTCACCAACCTAACTGGTACGGCTTCAATCAACATCAATGGCACGGTCGGCGCTACTACGGCCAGCACAGGCGCATTTACTACGGTATCGGCCACTGGTGTGATCACCTCAACCTTGGCAACTGGTACGGCACCATTTACTGTGGCCTCCACTACGCAGGTAGCCAACCTGAATGCGGCGACTGCTGGTACTGCAACAAACGCCACCAACGTGAACCTTACGGCGGGCACTGGGGCGACAAATTACATCCCTTTTTCGGCCACCGCAACGGGCAATCAGCCACTGACTACAAACACTTTATTGACCTACAATTACACCAATAATGCCCTGACCGCAGGCGTTACTGGTGGCACTTTCTGAGGAAGAAAAAATGGCTGCAACTGGCTACACCCCCATATCGCTGTACTACAGCACCACAGCTTCTACTGCTCCACTTGCCGCCAATTTGGTTGCGGGTGAGCTTGCCCTGAACACCTTAGACGAGAAGCTGTACTTCAAAAACAGTTCAGGCGTTGTAAAGCTGCTGGCATCCAATACTTCATCTTCCGCAACCGTCTCATCGGTGGCCCAGTCATTTACTGGCGGCATTATTTCTGTTGGTGGCTCTCCAATCACCACAAGTGGCACTTTAGCTCTGACTGTGGCCGGAACAAGCGGTGGTATCCCATACTTTTCTAGCGGGACTACTTGGGCCACCTCTGCCGCATTGGCAGCCAGTGCAGTTGTTTTGGGTGGAGGCGCTGGAGTCGCTCCTGCGACCACCACAACTGGCACTGGTGTTGTCGCAGCAATTGGTAATAACACAAACACAGCAAGCGGCTTCCCAACCGGAAGCGGCACGGCAACACTAACCAATAAACGCATTGATCCAAGGTTTTCTAGCACTGCGTCCACGGCCACCCTAACGCCCGATATCTCGTCGTTTGATAAGTACAACCTTACCGCTCAGGCAGTCAATTTAACTGTGGCGGCACCAACCGGAACGCCAGTAGATGGTAATAGGTTAACAATTCGTATTTTGGACAACGGCACAACCAGAACTATTTCTTGGAATGCTACTTACACCGTCATTGGCACTACGTTGCCAACGGCTACTACGGCCAATAAAATGATTTACGTTGGCTGCATTTATAACGCTGCAAACACTCGTTGGGATGTTATTGCTGTAGCAACTCAAGCATAAGGAGCATGACATGGTAAGCATTGTTTTTGAATTTGACACAACCTACGGCACGTTTCGTGACGCCTTGGTGCTGCCTGATGACCACGGTTTGAGTGATGCTGAGTTGGAGGCGATGAAGCAGCAGCGTTTGGATAACTGGATTACTGTTATAACGGCTCCGCCTGTTGACACCCCAACGGAGTAAAGTATGGCAGATCGTTATTGGGCTGGCGGTACGGGAACATGGAATACGTCATCTACCGCTAATTGGAGCGCGGCTTCTCCTGTAACTTTTATAGCATCTTGCACAGGAACTACTTTAACTACAACAGGCTCACCAGCGCTAGTTGCAGGCATGACTGTATGGTCAAGCACTTCCGTTAGCCTTGGCACAGTTGTATCAGGTGCGGTTAATACTTGGGTTGTGTCTGTTGGCGGCACTTATTCTTCGCAGGCAATGCAAGCCGCAACCATAGGAGCCTCTGTACCAACCGCAGCAGATTCAGTAATATTTGAACCAGCATTTACCTATACTGTCACTTGTACGGGGGCATTAACCTGCCTTGATATAACTGTGTCCGCAGGTATTGTTACTTTTGCAACGGGGACAACACCTACTTTTGCAATTAGTGGAAGCATGAGCTTGGTGGCTGCAACGGTTTGGTCGGCTACTGGAGCAATTACATTTAATGCTACAGCCACAGGTAAAACTATTATCACAAACGGTGTTTCATTGAATATATCCACAACAAGAACAATCACATTTAACGGTGTTGGTGGGGGTTGGACTTTAGGTAGTGCGTTAACTACAACAGGGATAGTTACTTTTACTAACGGAACTTTTAGTACGGGTAACTTTGCGGTATCTGCTATTACATACACTAATTCAGGAACTGGCACAAACTCAATTTCTTTAGGAAGTTCTGCTATTACGGTTACTGGTGGCGTTAGTCCGTGGGGTTTTGGACTTGTTACAGGTTTAACATTTAACGCAGGAACGTCAACAATAACTCTTAGCAGTACTAATGCTGATATGTCAGGCGGCGGACTAACGTATTACAACGTTATTTTTTCTAGTACAAGTGGTGGGGCATCAATAACTGGTGTAAATACTTTTAATAATTTAACTATTGCTGGCCCTTTAACGTTTAACGCCGCGCAAACGGTAAATGGAACTCTTAATATTACTGGAGTATCCCAAGCGCAAAGAGTATATATTACCTCAGGTACGTTTGGATCGGCGGTAACCATTACTACTGCCGCTGTATCAATAGCAAACGTAAACTTTAGAGATATTGCTACAGCGGGTGCAGCAGGGACTTGGACAGGGTCGTCTATTGGCGATAGTTATGGCAATACAGGAATTACGTTTACAGCAGCCAAAACAGTGTATTGGAACCTTGCTGGTTCGCAAAACTGGTCTTCAACTGGGTGGTGTACGGCATCAGGTGGCACTCCAGCAATTGCAAACTTTCCTTTACCCCAAGACACAGCGGTTATAGACCAAAATAGCGCAATAACTACGTTAACTATAACTTCCTCTTTGCAGATTAGCACGGTTGATATGTCATTGCGGACAAGCGCAATGACATTGTCAATAGGCAGTTTTATAGAAGCCTATGGTTCTTGGAAAAATGGTACTGGAGTCACAATTAGCGGCACAGCCGTTCTTTCATTTCTTGGTAGAACAACTCAACAAATAACTAGCAATGGGGTTGCATTTACGCAGCCAATTACAATCAATAACCTAACTGGAACTTTTCAGTTACAAGATGCTTTTACAACTGCAAGTACCGTTACAACCACACTAACAACTGGTACGCTTGACCTTAACGGTAAAACTTTTACCACCGGGTTATTTAGTTCAACTGCAAATACTCGCGCACTTGCTTTTGGTGTTGGAAATATTGTTTGTTCCGGTACAGGTACTGTTTGGACTACTGCAACAGTTACAGGATTAACCATATCAGGAACACCTGTTGTAAACGTAACTAGCACTGGCGCTACAGCAATTACAGTTCTACCCGGTGCTTTATCACAAGCAAGCGCAATTAGCTTTAATTTTACTGGTGGTACTTATGCGCTAACCTTTCTTGGAACGGCGAGTTATACAGCAAAAAGCGTAAATTTTACGGGCTATGCGGGTACATGGGGTGCAACTTCCACTGCCACTATTTATGGTGATTTAACGTTATCTACAGGGATGACATTAACTACAAGTGCCAGCGCAATGACGTTTGGTGCTACTAGCGGTACGC